AGCTACAGTCCCCGAAGTAGCAGTAAATGGGGTAGAACTACCATACTGTGTTGGGTTCTTCCATATTCCTACCTGACGATAGTCGTTACCTGTTAAAAACTTCCCACCGTTTTCAAACTCATCTTCGATCTCTAGCTTAACACTAAACATAATAGCGGTAGATCTTAGATCATCGATTGGGTTAGCACCCAAACCTGCTCTTGGGCCAAAGATTGGTACCACCTTACCTCCGGATCCACCAGAAATAGTTACATTAGCTTGCGAATATCCGCTGCCCATATATGCAGCCATATCTCCAAATCCAACTGAACCAGCTCTTGCACTATCTCCAACCTCTACAGCAGCAATCCCTCCAGTACCATCAGGAATAACATGCCCGGTAGCACCAGACCCATCCCCAATAACGGTAACAGTGTCAGATGTTGTATAACCAGAGCCTGCCTGCAGGACTCTATATCCTACGATTTGCCCCGCTACTGCTGCATTCTGAATAGTATATTGCCCAAAATATGGATCGGTTGGTCCTGCAGAATCCACATATTTAACAGGCATAAAGTTGGATGTTAGAAAACTATTACCATCTGCTGTTGAGATAGTGTACAGGTACTTCCAAATATATTTGTCGTTGGTTTCTTGTAGCAACGTTGTATCAGTATGATTTGGTTTATCCACTGATGTTCTCGCAGATCCGTCAGCGTTTTTACCTTGCCTAATACAAACATACACGTTGTTGTCATCAGTCCGAACATAATAGTTAGCGGATTGGCCAGTAGACGCGTCACTATATCCCACATATACAGAACCACTAGACCAATCCTTATTCTCCATCGATACTACGAAAGAATGCGCTGCAAATGTTTTTAAAGATTGCAGATTATATCTAAATAGTTTTTCCTCACGATCATAAGGAAATGGAACATCTGGATTAGCATCATCATCCCATGATTGTGAACGTCCAACGGCAACATAGAAGTAATTGTCAGAGTCCCCTAACTTTACACCGGTGGCCTCATCAAATATCTGTTGAACCAATTGTTTCTTTAATTTATCTGTAATCTTTGCTACCATTGTCTAAGTCCTATGGATTAATTGCATACCCGTGGCCGCCAGTCACGAACCAACTGGAGTTATGCCATACTAGAGTTACCGTTTCATATTGCCCTAAAGTAATATCTGACCCTTGGTTAAAGGATGTAGGATCTACTGTTGCATTAGAAGCGTTGATGTTAGTGAATATTTTTACTTCACCACTTAATGTACCGTTCGGAACCGTGACTGTCAAAGAGCTAGCATTTAAAACGATGTTACCATATTGGCTGATATTTGCAGTATCGTTTGTAGTTAAATTTGCTGGAGTACCGTAAGCAACTTTATTCACTTTAGTCGAACCAGTTCCCTTTGCATCAACGTATAGGTGTATGTTTGTATCGCTTGATCCTACTGCAGAGATAATAGGTGGTGAACCTGAGCTAGCATTATCTACCTTAATTCTGTTCGTTGTACTGGACTGCGGATTGAAAGAGATTACTGGAAGACCCGCTGAGTCTGCTAGCCATTGTTCAATCCTTGGACGAACCAATGACTTATTAGACATAGTTTGAGTATCACTTGTTCCAATTACTGTACCAGTTGGAATGGCTTTTTGTGCAGCTGAACCATCAATGTTGCCGGATGCATTCGATAGTACAAAGCTAGAAGCGGCAATTCCGGAAAGGGTATTATTATCAGCACTGATAGTCTTATTGGTTACTGTTTGTGTAGCTGTAGTAACTAAAACCGTTCCAGATGCAGCTGGAAAATCAATATCAATCTCTGATCCGGGATCAACAGCCCCAATTAAAGTGTTGTAGCTAGTCCCAATAATAGTCAATCCACTATCGGTTAGTCTTGTAGTACCAGCACCACCAGCATCACCACCTAGCAGACCATATAATTCTGTAAAATTATCATTAATCTTTACACCAGCAGTCCTTAAACTGTCACCAGTTCCATCGTTAGCACTTGTGCCGGTGTTAATATTTTGTCTTGCCATATCTAGCTCTCTTTTAAACTAAAAGTATTTATATATGTTAAAACGGATAATTAGCAGAATCCGCAGAGTTTGTTGCTGAATCGAATAGTGTTGAGTATCTATGTTGGTCGAATGTGGATATACCAACCCTACTACTATCAGTTTGTGAGAAGTTCACGCCATCTGGTGTTGCAGTAGTCTGAGTATCAGAGTCATCCATTGTAATTGAGTTCGATGATAGAAGCTCTTTAATGGTGTAGCCACTATTAATCGAATCTACTAGATAGGTTCCAACATCCACAAATGTCTGATCGACTCTTTGACGTTGCATTCCGATGGTGCCATCTCCTTTATTTATTAGAGTTATATCGAAGTCACCTGTAAGGGCAAAGTCACCCTCGAATTCAGAGTTTAGCAAGCTCTCTAAATCATCACCCTTTTCATCTTGTCTATAATCAATAGCGCCATTGTTGTCTAGTAAAGGATTGTGTTCTATATTATTCCAGTCAACGTTAACTAGCTCAAGTAGAATCTCACCACCAACGTAAACTCCAGCTGGATGCACAAAGAGTTTATAAACATCTCTCCATTGCTCAAATGGAATACTGCTACGGATTAAAATAGACATTACTTGATATAATTTATCATCAGTAATATACTTCCTAGACTCTGGGCCAATCTTGGAAGCCTCGACCTTAATCTGTTGTCCAGCTAAGTTAATGCTATCTTTACTATAATCTATCTCAGGTCCGACCTTAAAGATCTGTTCCTTTGGATAGGATATAGTCGGGTCAATACCAAAGAACCCCCGGAAGAACTGCTGAATGCTATACTTACTTCCTTTGGATCTGTAAAGTAGGTTACTGAATTTAACAGCTTCTCTTTTATTTTGGAATCCGCCAAAGTATGACTGACCTAATAGTAATTCATCCTCAAGGAATTCTAGTAATCTATCAGGAACCTGTATGGCATCTCTATTTCTATAGAGCTGATGGATCATTCCACCGAAGTTGTCTGCAGAATCCAACCATTCATAATAATAATCAAATAGCTTTAAAAGATTAGGGTACTCTGCCCTAATGTGTTCGGGTAATGCCCTTTCAATCTCCGACCTTTGGAGATTAATTAACGTTCGATTATTATCTTGTAAGGTTTTATCTTTATGTACTGACATTAGTTCAACGCATCTGTATATACAATATTAAATCTAGACTGAGAAAGGTCAAACTCTAATGCTTCATTTCTTCCTGGTGCAATAGCACTTTGGTTGGAGGGAACAGCAGATAGTTTAATATAGGTTAATCCTCCGATAATTGTAGAAGGATTAAAGTAGTTTATTGTAACGGATCCAGCCGCAGCATTAAAGCTTCCTATACTGGAATTAACGATGGTAGTACCGTCGGTAGATACCACCTGTAAATTATTAGAGCTTAACTGATTTCTAATCTTACAGTTTACGCCATTATATACAAAAGCGTTACTGGTAATAATATATTCATCATCGTCGGGTGGTGCAATCGCGATTGGAAATAATAGCTGCTGTGAAATATTACTAGATACTGCCTTTAATTTATCTGTGTTATATGTAGTGGTGTTACTAGTTAGGTTATTAACTGACAAGTAATTTACTGCATCATTAATTCTATTCGCTACCACTAAATCTACAATAAATGAAAGAGTTTCATTAGCTACGCTTAGGGGATTGCTCAGTAATGATTTTACAACAGTCAGTACGGTCGGAGCAGAGGGGGTAAATCTCTGTTGCATCCTTACGTCCGCTCGCGAGGAAAGGATAGCTGGGCTGATGTCATCAACCAATGTTAGCATGGGAGAACGTCTAAATGCCTGTTTAAACTTACCGGTGTTTAGATTAAAATAATTTTGGACAGTATCCCTAACAGATGTTTGAATGGCTGATGGGGTTAGGTCTGTTAAGTTTCTATTGAACTGGAATGATACATCTGTTTCTATATAAGTGGTAATAGGATCCACAAATCTTAAGTTGAAGGATACAATTGAAAGTTGGTTGGCTAGATCCTGTATTGCTAATTTAGTATCAGTTATTGTTTCTTCCGAGACATCGTCCTCGAATTTAATTGAGGTGTACACTGCACCAAATTCTGGCTTAAGTGCCTCTTCACCGCCCCATGAAACAATATCCTCGATGAGTGTGGAATAATTCCTCAGAATCAATGATGTATAGTCTTCAGCAGTAACCATTCTGTTCTGTGATGCGTATTGAAATGGAGCATTTTTTCTAATAGATTCTACGGTCTCTTTAACTTGTCCTCCGGCAGAGTTTTGCAAAACAATCGGTCTTAGGGTTTCCGTAACTGGATTATCTACTGTATTAATATTTACTTGAACATTATTAAAGCTGGATGCACCGTTAGCAGAGGCGCCTTTTGTAGATAGATATTCTACCTCAATCCTACTACCAGCTGCAGGGGCAATCCCAAATGTAGATCCGTCGCCGAATGAAAGTTCAAAGTCACCATTCGGGGCTTCCTTTAGAATGTATACCGTAGAGCTAGAAGAGATACTTGAAACGTTTAGGATGTTTTGGTAATCTACAAACTCTGTAGCACTTGCAGCATCATAGACCCTTACTGAAACTGTATCTGCATCTAATGTTGTATCTGGAATAATGTAAACCGGATTATCAATATATTGACCCACGACGAACGTTTTCCGCTTTAGCGTACCTTCATAAACCGGGATAGCAGTTGAACCACTTGATGTTTTGAATTCATAGAAGCCCTGACCATTATCTGTGGCATAATATGGTTCTATAGTTCTAAATGTAAATGATATGTCATCAACCGTTGTATTAAATCCTGTATATGACGGTAGTTGAATAGTAGCTTGTCTAGGCTGTTGTGACGAAGGAACAGTAATACTTAATCTTAAATTAGCTCTAGATGCTGTATCTGTATCAGGAATGTAACCAATACCTTCAGCTAGAGACACCAT